CTATAGTGTCAATTTTATCTACAGGATAATCTGGGCCTATATTAATTTTTCCATCTTCACTAAAAGTAAATGCTGCAGATGGAGTACCACTGGCAGTATGCCCAACTTTTAATACATTTTTATGCCCACTATCATAAGCTACTGTTTGATTGTACAAAGACCACTCATGATTACTTTCATTCGATAGAATGAATCCTGCTTCTCCAGCAGAACCATCATTTCCCTGTGTATTTTTAACTTTTAATGAAGTTGAAGCTGTTCCATCTTGTACTTGTACTGTAGAAGTTGTACCGTCAACATTCGCTAAACCAGCCGCAGCTGTATCTGGTCCAAATACAACCTTTTGAGAATCGTGTATATGCATTGCAGAAGTATTACTGCCACCCTTCAATACTGTTATTCCGTTTGCAACTGAAGTACCAATATTCATTTTAATGTCAGACGCGCTAGAATATAAATAGTCTATTGCTCCACCAATATCCTCAGTAGTACTGCCAAAAAAGATATGTGTAGATTTTGCGTCTGCACTCAATAGAGACATACCAGAATGCGTATCATTACTTTTTATTACAAAATTATCTGCATTTTCATGTGCAGTTGCACTTGGGTCAGTATCCATTATAGTGACTAAACCAGTACCATCGGCTATTGTTATTCCTTTGCCGCTATTTTCTTTTAATACTAAATTTTGCCCATCTGGCGATTCTATTGTTGTAGTTTTAACTGAATGGTCATTTGCAGTTACTATGATATCTCCATCTGTAGCAGTAATATTTCCTGCAGTAGCAGTAATATTTCCTGCAGTAGAAGTAATATTAGTTCCAGCAGTAATATAACTTCCAGCTGTAAGCCAATCTGAGACTGCTACTGCTCCAGTAACATTTATTCCAGCACTTGCTGTTAGTGTGTCCGAAAAATTACCTGTAGTTCCAGCTACTGTGCCACCACTAATATTCCCTGTTACATCGCCTGTTACGTTTCCTGTTATATTCCCAGTGACAGTGCCTTCTAAATTAGCAACAAGGGTAGCGACTGTATATCCAGCGCCACTTGTATCTACTGTTGTTGTTGGAACCACTTGCAAGTCTTTAAATAATTTGTATTTGCCAGAATCATTAGCATCTCTAAATAATCCAGTATACAAATCTAAACTACCACTGGTATCGTATTTCCCATAAAATCCCAAGTCTACATTATCAGTACTATTATTATTTGCTCCTACGACAACCATAGGGTCTGTAATAGATAAACTAGTGCTAGTACCCGTAATAGTTTCATCCCCAGATACCACTAAATCCCCAGGAATAGTTACAGTACCATCAGCAGCAATAGTAATCCTATCGCTCCCAGTACTCTCATCTCGAATAGTAAAAGTGTCATTATCTTTTGAATTTATACTAAAGTTTAAACCAGTTGTATTTGAATTCAAATTCAAGGTTGCTGACGCATCAGTAAGCGTTAAATCAGCGAATGTAGGGGAATTACCTGTCCCAAGCCCTAAAGCTGTTGCTGCAGCCCCAGCAGTAGTAGCTCCTGTACCTCCATCTGCAATAGCTAGTGTTCCTGTAATAGAACTAGCCCCTAAGTCAACTGCGGCTTCCCCACTTTCAATAACCAAGCCACCATTATTTTTTAAATCTAAACTAAGAGTTGTTGTTGTTAAATCTAAACCATCCCCTGCGCTAGGGGTAAAATGTGTCTTTAATGATGCTAACGTAACTGTTTTCGTACTATTGGAACCAGCAGCACCTAATAAGGAGACAACAAATCTATCGGAATCATCAAAACTACCTGTGGGATGGTCTTCGCTATTAGCTGACGATAAATCAAGATACTTCGCCCAGACTACACCGAGTACGGTGTGGTTAGTATGTCTTATATTTGAACCTATTCCTACGCTCATGATGTTACCAATTGATGTGCTTCTGCACTTTGAGGGTCGTTAGAAATATACACCTTATACTGCTCAGTAAAACCATTTATATTTGTATAATTCTTTGTTAATTCTGTCATTGCAATAGGAAAACCATTTAACAAAAAGGTTGTAGGGTCGGTATTTCTATCAGGATAAGCAATTAGTAGATGGCCGTAAGTTGCATCTGGGGTTATACTTGGCTGCGTTCCAATCTGAGAACTATTGCTACGAGTTTTAGTTAGATTGTGCGTACTATCTACCAAACTTGATAATTCACCATCGGTTATAGAAGTGCTGCTCCATCTAGCTGCTAATACATAATTTATAGATGTTTGGTATGCTTTAAGCCTCAATGTCCCTGACCCCCATTCAGTACCTAATGCTGCTAAGTCTGTCCTCCATACATGATAATCTTCAGTATATGACGCTGCATTAGTTATATCTGTATTACTAGTCCAATTATTAACCCCACTTGTCATTCTCTGCATTCTACAATTTACCCCATTACTACTACTATTTCCCAATGTAAATTCTTTATTGTATTCTGGGTCTCCATATCTCGCTGGTAATACAAGATATATCCTCATACCAGTTCCAACACTACTATAAGAAGCATTATGAGAAACCATAGAAAGAGACGCTGGGTCTGGAACATTATTTGCCCCACTAAGTACATTAGTTAAATCAGTGCCGCCAGTCCCGAAATCAGTACCTGCTGTATTAGAGACATTAGTATAATGTAGGTTATGAAATTCATAATCTGAACTATCAGAAAGTGTGAGAGTCCCAGCGCTTCCAGTAACTTCTAAAGTAAAATTGTATTTCGCCCAACCTGTCACTGCGTAAGGGTCTGAAGATTCTTCGGCTGGAAAATTTAATGACACGTTCGTTCCACTTGTATATGGAGGAGAGAAAGTCGAAACTGTCACACCTCCAGACTTTACAACGGCAGCTGTAGGAGCTGCACCAGTATAAGTAGCTGTAAAATTTATATCCCCTGGAGATTTCCAGACACCAGTTCCAATTAATTGCGAAAACTAGCTATAGCAGTATCAAAGCTAACATCTACTCCTATTGGAGAAAACTTATCACCATCCCATTTTAAAACATCATTAGTATTGTATGCTGTCTTGCTATCATGCCGTATAGCCTCACCTTTAGCTACTTTTAAATTAGAACTTTTATATCCTTCCATAGGCTTAAAGTTAACGCCATCTACATTTGATAGTTTTGAATTAATATCAATTTTCCATCCCGATGATGTATATACAGCAATTAAATCTTCACCCTCATTATTTTGCACAAGCATAATATCACCAACTTCTGCATTTTGATTTAAGAGTGGGCTTTGTACTTTTGCAAGGGTAGGTTGTAATTTATCTAATTTATTATAAATATCTTTTAGCGCTAAATCAATTTTAGAGTCGCCTGTTAATTTCCTAGTAACCCTTTTTTTTAATACTGGGATACCCTTAGGCATTACTTCAATCCTTTATTTTTGTATAAAATGCCTATAGAATCGACATATCCACGCTGCCCTTCTAAGACTATGCGTAATCTTTTTCCTTTCGTTCCTGATGCAAATTTAAGCCTAGGATTAACAATATATACCTTAGGGTCTTCAGTAGCAAGTATTTCCTTAGCTACAGTCCCCATTTGAGCTCTTTTAACATACAATACTACCTCTTGAGTGCTTGTAAAGCTTGTATCGTCGGTTTTTATAACAAACATAATCTCATCGTTTATTTTAATTAAATGACCAGGTCTGATATACTGCTGCATTGCATTAACAGAATTTCTAGTCTTAACCACTATTTTGCTGCAGTCAAACTTTTCAAACAACTCACTTTCCTGAGAGGCACCTAAATCATTATTATCATAATCTCTTACAAAATAGGTTTCTCCCAGCAATGTTGTAGAATATTTCCTGTTCTGTATTGTTAAACTTACTTGGTCATCATCAACATAAGCCTTGACAGAATTTTGATTATTAATACCATTAATAAATTGGTAGTATACATCGTTTACTGCGTCATTGTCAGAATCTACCCCCGAAGATATATCGTACAAAGAAACTGTTCCAGTAATGTTTATACCATTAAACACTTTATCTTGTGTATCTGCTCCAAAAACCATTTCTTTGCTTTGCCAAGACCACTCTCTTTTGTCGTAGTTGTAGTAATCAGTAGAGTCAGAATCTAAATAATTCCATATTACGTCACTATCTGCAATTAACAATGTTGCATCTTTCCCTGAAGCAGCCCCATAAGGTCTAGGCGATTCTGATAAATCCCAACGCTTTTTATCTATACTATAAGTAAATAATCTACCGTTTTTATTAGTGTCAGATAACAATATAGCAAAACTATTTTGAGGTCCTAAATATCTAACAGTAGGAACGTCATTATTTGCTAATGTAGTTTTAACTAATTCCTTGTAACCAGTATCTAATGAAGTATAACTATTTCCACTATAACTATTAACATTAGCTACTGATTCTAAAATAGAATTTCCTATCGGCATAGGTTTGCTTCCATTATGCAAATAAATATTGTTTTTATCTAAGAAACATAATCCAAATTCTGTTTTTACAAAAGATGTTTTGCCTATAATAGATATTCCTTCGTATTCATCTTCTATATGTAAATTAAATGGGTCTACTTTATATAACTTATTTTTACCCCAAACATACAATCTACTATCAAAAGAAACCATTGCTATAGGCACTTCAGGCATTATAATAAACTCTTCTGCCCAATTATAGGTGAAAAAGTTACCAGGTAATGACCGAAATATATATCTTTCTATTTTCTTTAATCTAGGGTGCCACGCTTTTGTTGCAAACATATAACCTTGATGAGTACAAGCTAATCCATAGTGAACATAAGTATCTTTTAAATCTTGTGATATCCCATTTAGAGCAAAATAACTTGCGCTAACTCCTTTATCTTTAAATGAAGTAGTCCATGCTTGTAGTGTCTCATCCCATCCCCAAGTAGAAGAATTAAATTGAAGATTCTTTACTAGTGAATATTCATCAATATTCCCAACTTTTCTAAATATACTTATACCAGTAACTCTTTTAGAAAAACTCTCTAGCAAAGCTTCATATAGATTTATTTTGATTTTTACATGGGAATAGTTAGCTGTACCATCAAGCTCAATATGATAAGGTGGAATAGTTTGCAAAGATGATTCATATTGTCCATCATACTCTAAAGTAGCTTTATAATAATAATCTCCTGGCTCTAATGGACCTCCAGATGCAGTAGGCTTCTCTAGGGCTATTAATGAATTACTTTCAGTCATAATACCATCTTGCCCTGTGGTATGGGAATCTGAGTCATTCTCAAATATTTTGCTAGAAAAGTATCCTCCTGATTCCCCAGCCTTCGCCTTTTTATTAGTAGCCGATGCATCAATATCGTAAATAGTTTGGTCTAACTTTTCTAAATCAAATAAGTATTTTTTCTTGCCGAAAAATACTTTATTATTATCATAATTAGAAGTATTAAAAAATGCATCTAATGATTCTGAACTTTCGACAGGATATCCTGAATTCCCTGCTGTCGAAGCTAAAGTAACTTGATTATTGGGAGTACATGGGAAGACCTTTAAATCATTACTCAGTATATTATCATCATCATATAATTTAAAAGCGGCTACTCTTAATTGCATTTGATTGAAGTATTGATTAGAACTTGCAAAATGTTTTCTAATATTATTAGTAATATTACTAACCTCTAGTAAATGTGTTCCTCTAGAGACATACGATGTCCTAGTGTTTCCAGAAGAACTATAGTCAGAAGATGATTCATTACCAGAAGTAGCTTTATAGGAAACTGCAAAACCGCTCCAAGCATTTCTAACATTTACACCACCATGACCAGCTCCTATTATATTATCAGTCTCTTCTGACAAATACTTACCCATATATCTATTCCAATGAGATGTTAAATTATTAGTAAGCATTAGAACGCCAGAGTCATCATTGTCTATATCACTTTCAACCCCACACATATAAGCTGGAATATAATCTTTTTGACCTGAACTGCTATTTTCGCTTCGTAATACGAGAGGAGATACATTATTAATCGTACTTAATCCCTCGATATCCAATTTATGCATTGTGCAAATAGGTCCAGAAATAGCGCCTGGAATAGTTTTCATGACATTGTAATTTGTAGCAGGGTCTGCAGGGTCTGTCCTACCTATAAATCTATTAGAAATATAACTATTCGAACTCCCAAATTGAGGGTTGGTAGCATAGGTATCCCATTCAGAGATAGTATCCCCGATTGCTGTGCTACTAAAATTATGCCATCTATTAGAAACTCTATCAACATCACTTCCAGAAGAAATGCCACCTACTTCACCACCAGGAGTTAAATAATCCCACCATTGAAAACCCCAAATAGCTTTATTTTTCATCTCATCATCAATTACTCTATGATTAGCATTTTTCCAAGTTCTATTAATAAACACATAATAACCACTCCCTGCATCTAATAATGCTGGAGGTTTATATCCTGTCCACCCCTTGTCGGTTTTATCTCCCCATTGTGGGACATTGCTAGAAGATTCTACTACTAACCCACCATTTACGCTAGAGTGCATTCTGATGTGATTTCTATCATAACGCCCTATACCATCATTAGAATTAGTTTCACCTGCGTCATAAAAAGCTTTATAATCAGGCCATTCAATTTCGGGTCCACCAAAATTAGGGTTGCCTCTAATAACGCCATAACCAGCACCTTCAAATAAATGCAAATCCTTATCAATTGATTTATATACAATTCCAGGATGGCCTGTCCATTCGTCTAATTGATATAAAGTTAAATCCCATCTATATTCTTTTATGAGGTTTCTAACATCTCCAAAATTATATGTTCCATTGTGATGAGAGTCAGTAGGTCCAGTTTTAAAAGGTTTATTCATATTTGAATCAGAACCATCTCTTTCTATATTTCTTGCCTGGACAACAAAATCCCCATGAGTTTTACCGAGAAAAGAAATTGCATGTCGTGGATAATTCTGGTAAATATTATCATTACCTGAACTTCCTTTAAAAGCTAGTCCAGCAAATAAAGTTGAACTATAATGTACTAAAGGATGGATAGAATTTTTGACAGGAATTACTCTTCTTTCATTATCAATATCCCAACCTAAATTATTTCCCCAGTAGAGCCTACCATCAAAATCATCTAAATTTAATCCTTCACCGCAAATCTGGTCGCTTACTCCTACTCCATCTCCATGATTATCGCTACTGTAATTTACATTATGTTTTCCACCATTAGAAGACCATCTTCCAGCCTTATCATATATTCCAAATTCTCTCAAATCACTATTGTCACAACCAGAAGTAACAACTCCCACATCATTTGTTCCTAGACCAACCCTACCACCAGTAGAATGCTCGAAATTAGGAGTGCCGTCATTTTTTAAAAAAGCAAATTCTCTAGGATAATATAGCTTTCTGCTATGCTTATCAATATAATATCCTACTTGATGATAAGGAATAGTTCTATCGGCCATAGCTAATTCTCTATTCTCTGAAAGGTCAGAGGTATTAGCATTATATAAAAATAAATCCCATTTACGATGTGAAGCCCCAGGATTGCTTTTGCCATATAAAACCCATAATTTAGAATTCCACCAATAGCAATCCTCAGTCTTCCCATCAGGGATTCCTTTGTCGGCTGCTGTATTTATAACAAATTTATCTCTATCTGTCATATATATAGTGTGAGGAGCGTCCATTGCAAATCTTTGAGTAGCTTCGTCAGGAGAAGTACCTAAATCCACAATTCCTACAAAACGAACTTTATCTCCAGTGGTTAATCTAGTATTCCAAGTGCCCGATAAGTTTGAATCTAAAGCTCCTGTTGTAAACTCACGAAATACTCCTGGTGCGGATAAGTTGCCAGTCTCAATAGTTGGAGTAGAAACTTCGTCTATCCTTCCACACTCAAAGGTTTCGCACATACCAATTATATGAGAGCCAATAGGGGCTCTACTCCAATTAGAATTATAAGCCTTCGGGCCAGATGCATTTAAATCGTTTATTTGGTCTGCTATAGTAACCTGAACGATACCTGCCCCATCTGAATCTAAATTATCATATTCATTATGTAATTGACTTGGAATATTATTAAAATCCAAGTTAATTGTTTCCGCCCTAACTCCTTCTTCAGTTAATGCATGACAATCTAGTAAATTAACTCTATATAAAGCAGTAGGAGAATTCTTTCTAGCTATCCAAAATACTCCATGCTTTGCTTGATATTTTAAGTGGCCATTGTTAAAGAAAAGAGGACTATCAGTTAAACTTTCAGCACTACTATCTGAATAAGGACTTGAATTGTCGCATAATCCAATCCCGCTATATAAAACAGGGCTAGTGCATGGCGTAATACTTGTTATGTCATCTTCATTTGAAGAGCTGATTTCAGCGGAAATATCAACATTAGTATATCTACTAGACACAACATTCAGTCCAGCATTCTCATCGTCATTTGTTTTTATCCCGGCGTCAATACTTGCCTCATTAATATCAAACGCATCAGCATCTGTAGTTGGTGTTAAACTAATTTTTGTAATAGAAGTTGAACCCTTTTGCGTGGCATAGGCAAATGCTTGAGTCCCACCAGTAGTAGTTAGATTCCCTATAAATCTTAAAATATGATATGGGTCTCCATCATTAGGAGCTTCTCCAATATATACAAATAAATCATCAGTATCAAGAGAGGCACTTCTGTCATAATCGTATTTTTTCCAAGCCTCCATATTGCCGTGGTCAAAATCTCCAGCAGAACCACTACCTACCTTTAAAACCTCACCTGGTTTAACTCCATTTGCTGTAATATAAGCATCAAGAGTCATTCCAATAGAATCTCCCAATTCATAATTATAATCTAACCAAGCATAATCATTACCAGCTTCATCATAGGAAGTGGCAGTTCCTTCTTTTCCATGTAAAGGAAACATTACAACTTCATCAAATGATAAAAATGTTTGATTTGCTCCTATAGGATTTAACTTAAAATCAGTTACTCTAAAAGCTTCTTCATCGGATGTATTAGTAAGTTTATTATCATTAGTTGTCAGACCAATCAAAGGAGGTGTATTTGATTTATTTCCTGCCCCTATATATACCTTATCATCATCTGCTAATAAATCTACGTCTACCGACTTGTAAGAATCTAATAATACGCTTCTATTTATAGTATCGCCAAACAAATTGTCAATCTTCACAACGCTCTTTCCTGTCGACGAGGATTCAATCCCTAACAAATCTACTTGAGAACCATTGTTTTTATTTGATATAGTTACAAAATCACTAGCCTTAAAAGATACTCTTTCAGTCATTGTAGTATCAATTATAAAAGCGCTAGATTGTAATCCTTGGACAACTAATTGTGTAAACCCAAATATTTTAGGAGTAATCTTTAATTTTTTAGTAGTAGTGTTCCAAGTAGTTCCTGTAGAAACAATATAAGAGCTAGCATTAGCACTTAACCATGATACTATTCCATTCATATAAACATCTAATGGAGATAAAGCAGCATTCTTGTTACAGTCAACATCTATACTAACTTCTGTAATATTATATGCAGATGAATTTGATGTGGGACCACCAAGCATATCAACATTCCAACTTTCTTGAGGTTGAGGACAATTTCCACTATTACTTTCATCAGTATTATTAATGTAAAATATCCACTCTTTACCTGCTATCGCTAAGTGTATAGCACAATGCGAAGGAAGTAAAATATTTGTAAGTCCGTCTACTTTATAAACTTGAGGAGAACTTTGAACTCCAGCAGCACTTGGCTGTATAGCAAATCTATGAGGATTTCCAGAATGGAAAGCGAATGCATGATTATCTGGATTTCCAGCAGCGCCATTAATAGCCCCTCCAATTAAAGGCATATGAAGTACACCATTGTCATCATAAAGCCAGCCATAACCAAATGTTGCAATAGACTCACCAGAAGCTATTTCATATCCAATAGCTTCATCCATATTACATGAATCATTTATATTGTAAGTAGATGCCTTGTATAAATTATCTATAAGATGTAAAGTTTCAATGCCGCCTAAATCATTGCTTTCAACAATATTAGAGCAGTCCACATTGATTGATTCAACTCCAAATTCTCCTGGAGTCTTCCAACCAATATTGGTTAAAACTTTATCTTCATCCAATCCACTCAACCTTCCCATGGCAGTCATAGGGTCTACATTCAAAGAGTATGTAGGCGATTCCAATTGCGCATCTGTCGGGGATATATTAGAATTTATCCCTGATAAGAAGTTTTTTAATTCTATTATTTTTTTAGGCATTATTTATCTGTAAATTTATCCATAGCTATCATAAATCTGTCAAAAATTTGACTTAATAATTTAGCTTCTTGTTTTTCGTTTAGTATAGGCACATTAACCTTTTTGTTAATAAACTTAATTACCTCTGGTTTTTTCTCTTTCATTACATCTAAAGCTTTTCCTAGCTTTTCTTTAAAATCTGACATCTCTTTTTCTCCTTCAAGTTTTTCAATTTTCTTTTTTAATATTTGAACATCAAAGATTAGATTTTTAATCATCCAATCCACACTACCAACCTCTATCATGCTTCTTTCCTAAGAATTTCTCCTTTAGACCATTTCCACTCAAAGAAGCTAGTATCTCAACTATAGCTCTATAACTAGCCATAATTTCTTTTTGATTCATTTGCATAGTCTTTTGAGCGTCTATCAATTTTATCAATATAGCTTCTAACCTTCCAAATGATTCTCTAAGTTCTTTTTGCAACTCATCTTGTATGAATTTATTCTGCTTCCATATAAAGAATCCAAAAGCAATACTCATAGCTACGGGTACTCCAAAAGTCTCAATTACATTCAATAAATCCATTAAATTCCACTATCCCCTCTTCTTTCCTTTTATTAACTCACCCCACAAAGACGCTTTTCCGTCTATAATTTGCACTATATGCACAGTAAAACGACCTCCTGTATAAAAATCTACTACTCCAAAAGCATGCGCCCATTTATGTTGTCTGCCTCCTAACCATTTGTTTTTGTCACCAGACATGTCTTTTAAACATCCTAATGACCATGCAGACTTTGGCCCATCCATATGCGTAACAGAATCCTGTTGCAAGCTATGATGATGTCCATACATAATATTACACCCAAGCTTTCTTAAGTGATTAGATGTATGATACTGGCCTCCGAAATGGTGACCATGATAAAAAAACATTTTACCTATTTTAAGGTAATCTCCTGGTTTATGGTATATGTACCCACGCTCATCTGATTTTATTGCCTTTTTGAACCCATATCGGCTCAAATAAGGGTATTCAGAAACAAAATGGTCAAGCCATTCGTCGTGATTACCAGCAGTTATATGCCTTTTTTTACATCCTGCTTTATCTAAAGAGCTGTCCATTAAATCTAAAAACTTATTAACGGACTTTATTTCTTCCTCTACTTTGGGTATGATGTATTCTACG